TCCTGCCCGCATGAGTGGCAGTGGACAGGAGTGTTGTCCTGGCCGGCGAACACGCCAGGGTGGATACACTCTTCCCGTGACGGTCGGTTCTCATGCGTGAACTCACCGCCGTTGTGCTGGCAGTGGAAGTCTGCACATTCGGTAGCCATCAGTACACACCCCAAGGGCGTATGTCGAGCATGAGCTCGCCGCGAGTGAGGACGACTCCGACTCGAAGCTCGCCCTTGGACTCCTGCTGGCCGCTGATGGGGTATGCCCGTGCGGCGAAGACCTTGCGACCGAACCTGTCCTTCAGCTCGTGCCAGCCGTCGACCTGTGTGAGTTCGTCGAGCAGGCTCTTGACGTCCTCCTCGACCTTGTCGTCCATGCACCCGTAGCCGAGGATCTCGTGCGCCTCGTCGAGTCGCCCCTGAATCCACGATAGGATCGACTCGTTCAGGACGAGGTGCGCTCCCTTCATCGGCTTGAGCGCTGTGTTCGGTTCAAACGTGTCGTTCGACACCTTACACCTCCTTGTTTTCCTGCTATTTTTATTCTAGTGGGGCACTTTGTGCTTTTTCAAGGCCCACTTTTGGCCTCGCATGCCGCGTCAAACCTCGGTGCATGGATGTTCGCTGCTACCTCTCCGCTTCTCGTCATGCAGACCTTGCCTGCATCAGATCCACAGGAGGTGCACGCAGTGATGCGGACCGCGTCGTTCTTCGTGACGTCGTTGCGCCAGTTAATTCTCACGGATACCTCTCGGGAACAGGTCGCCATCGATGTTCGGCAAGGTCTTTGGCGGACCCCACTGGCCGGTTACGATCTCGCTGTCATCGACCAGATCGTTATCGACTTGCTCGACGTCGTCAAGTTCGCGCTGCTGCTTCTTGATCGTAGCGGTAGTGAACTGGAACGTCAACTCGACCGTGTTACGCCCGAGTATGTCCTCCCCGATGGAAACCCTGACTCGACCACCACGGCGTCTCGCCTGGTTGTACGACATCATCCGCAAGGATGCGGCCGTGCAGTCGAAATCACTGCCCTCTACGAGACGAACAGCGTGGTTGTGACGGAGCCATTCGTCCCACGGGTACTTTGGCTGGCGTCCACCGTGCCTTTTGATGAGCGGTGGCGTGTTCTCGTTGACTATCTCCATTACTACGCCTCCTTTCGCGTGCATCGTATGTGCATCTTTTGCGGTTACAAATCAATTATATATCAGCTCGTTAAGGACAAACAACCCCTTGTTACACAATGACGTCGTAGTTACCGCTATATACGCAATTTTGAGCGGCATTTACCGTTACTCTGATACTGTTATGCAACGCAGTACACCTTTGTGTTTCTGGTAAAACCGCAGTTAAACGCTCGGGCCGGTACATGACAGGACGATTCCGATCAAAACCGTCTTCTTTAGAGAACATTAGGGTGTTTATATACCTTTAAAGTTACAAGAAGTACGTTCCGATCTCCTCGCGTCCCTTAATTAATAGAACGGCGAACCAATGTGCGTTTGCGCTGTATGAGTCATATGTACCGTAATTACCTTCGGCGCGTGCGCGTGTCCTTACCGTGAGGAATGTCTTTTTCGCAGTTCCCGCCCAAGTTAGTCACGAACGGAATAGAGCGTCCCTGTGGACGAATTATCGCGCCGTTCCGCTCATCCACGTCCTGATAGATGGCCCGTACGGCGTTACCGGTTTGGTGCAATGCCCTTCTCTGGGCCGGCGAGGTCATCGGCGTGATCGCACGTGCACGCTTTGGGGCATCGGAGGGACGTGACGCGATCTCACGTTCCATGTCCCGGATGTAGGTTAGCCAGTCAGCGTGTAGCATCGTAGGCCTCCTTCGCCTCGGCGTACACCTCGGGGTACTTCACCTGGACGTACGAGCCCACGAAGACGAGTTCCACCATCATCGCCTTCATCCAGCCGGGCATTGCGTTCCAGTCCTCGGTCATCACGTTCAGGTCTTTAGGTCCCATCGCAGGCTCCTTCAGGGTGTGTGAGGTAACAGGTCGTACACACAGGGTTGCGCCGCGTCTTCCGACGTATCGTAGGAACGCAACCGTCATCTGGGTGGCACTTGCAGTGGCAATGAATCGGGTCCTCGATGCCCTCATCCCGTAGCCACCGTTGGCACTCGTCCTCGTGCCGACCCTGCTTGCAGTCGTAGGAGACTATCAGGTCCCCTGACCGTCTCTTGTGGGCCGTCATCGCATTCCCTTCTTTGGGCCTAATTCAATTATACCTCGTCACCAGCTAGGAAAGCAAGTCGGTCGAGGGACCCGAGTGGCAGCTCAGGCCCCTCAGCCAACCTGATGCCCTAGTGGCAGGTCTCGCCAGTCGTCACGGTCTTCTTCGGGGCCGCGTACTTGGTCCACCCGGTCTTGCTGGACCAGTGGTAGTACGTGATCGTGGTCTGGGCGTAGGTGAAGCACCTCGCCGACACGATGTGTTCCGACTTGGTCACCGTCTGCAGTAGGGTCGTGCCCGCGTCCGCTTGGCCGGAGACTCCGAACCCGATGCCGGCTGCCACGGCGCACGTGGCGATTGCGATGCCGAACTTCCTCATGTTGCCCTCCTAGGGCCTAGTTGTTGACCTGGTACGAGTTGGGGTTGTCACACGACGAAGGTGCCGGTGCACCATTCGCGTGGACGACGATGCAGATCGGTGCCGGCTTAGGTGGCGTGTGGTCGTGCCATCCGAGGCCGAACCCCATCCCGAACGTGAATACGAGACACGTGGTGCCTAGTATCGTACCGCCGTACTTACGTAGCACTTGTCCTCCTTGTTCCTAGACCTACACCTTGGTAACTAAATAGCGACTCAGTCCCCGAGGTACTACGGGTTGTTACATGTACTGCAGGGCGAGCGCTTCGACGTTCGTACGAGTCGACGTCGCTCCGCCGCTGACGTACGAGTCCAGCCAGGTCTTGAACGCGTCGCCGTCGAAGTACTTCTTGTCGCTACCCTCGACGGACGCTGACGCGATCGTACCCTTCTTGTGGTACGTGTACAGCATCTGCGGAGTGACAACCTTGTCCACGCCCTCAGAGGCGAGACGGATGTTGGCGACCTTGGCAGCGTAGAACGGAGTGATTGGGGCGAGAGCAGACATTTGAATCTCCTTGTTTTGTTTCGTTCCGGAAAGTAAGGATTTTTGTTTCGCCCCGGAAACTGAGTCGCTATTTAGTTATCAAGATGCAAGTTTCGATTTTTTTCGGTTTTTTGCTTTTTTCTTATAACTATATTTTAATCTGTAACTCCCGATTTTACAAGACCCGTGCGGTACGCTGGCCTTGTGGGTAATTGTTGAAGTAACACATACACACACTTGGTGTTGTGTGTCCAAGTTGAGCGGCTATATAATAGAAGACATGAGCAATCGTGACCACATGGCAGACTTCGAAGCCGACCTGTTCGGTAACGAGGGGCCGGCGCAGAAGACGAAGAGGATCTTCGACACCAACGCGCCGTTCGCTGCTGCACAGATTGTCGACCTGGCAACGAATGCGTCCAACGATGGCGTGAGGCTTCGTGCTTCCCAGTACATCGTAGATCGCGTTCTTGGTCCGGTGGGAAAGGACGATCAGGAGGACGCGCTCAACGAGTTCCTGCGCGGCATCGAGAAGATCGCCAACACCAACAGCGGCGGCAGGTCTTGAAGCGCGGACGCAATCGCCTCGCCCTGTGGACTCTGGGTCTCCTTGACGACGCGCTGCAGTTCCTAGCATTCATGGGGTACAGGCCTTCGTGGTACACGCCTTGGTACCAGAGGAGCTCGAATGGATGACCTGACCAGGGCGTTCTGGACGAAGGTGGGTTACGAGCCGCACCCCAAGCAGCTCCTGTACCACAACTCGACGGCAAGATTCCGGGTGCCTACGTGCGGTCGTCGGTTTGGTAAGAGCACAATGGCTGCCAGAGACGTTAGCCCGAAGCACCTTCTCAAGTCGAACAAGATGGTGTGGATTGTCGGGCCCACCTATGACTTGGCGGAGAAGGAGTTTCGGGTCATTTGGAACGACCTCATTGTCAAGGAGAAGCTGGGCCGAGACAAGCGCGTCAAGCGGGCGTACTCCAAACGGTCTGGGGACATGTTCATTCAGTTCCCCTGGGGTACCAGAGTCGAATGCCGCAGCGCTGAGCACCCCGAGTACCTTGTCGGAGAAGCGCTAGACCACGTCATTATGTCCGAGGCGGCCAAGCACAAGCGGGAGACGTGGGAGCGATATATACGCCCGGCGCTTGCAGACCGGAGAGGTGGCGCAGACTTCCCCACTACTCCGGAAGGTTTCAACTGGCTCCATGACCTCTGGCAGCTCGGCAGGAGAGAGCGGTTCAAGGGGATATACGAGAGCTGGAGGTTCCCGTCGTGGGATAACCCCGTCGTGTACCCGGGCGGACGCCAAGACGAGGAAATCTTGCTGCTGGAAGAGACGTCCGAACCTGAATGGTTCCAGCAGGAAATTGGGGCTGACTTCGCCAGCTTCGTTGGCAAGATATTCCCGGAGTGGGACGAGACGCGACATGTACTGGCCGGGGACTACAAGTTCATACCTGGTTGGCCCAACTACATTGCCTTTGACTGGGGCTACACGAACCCCCTTGCGGCTGTCGAGTTCCAAGTCTCGCCAAGAGACGAAGTGTACGTGTGGCGGGTGCACTACAAGAAGTACAAGACGATACCCGACCACATTAACCTGATGATGAGTCGGCCTCAACCTCCGAACTACCACATTAACCTGACGTTCGGAGACCCAGCTGACCCTGAAGCGGCCGAGATGGTCACGAAGGAACTCGGTAAGCGTGGTTTCTACGTCCAGTGTTGGGCACCGCCCGAGCTTAAGTCCGACTACACTTGGCGCGACGGTATCGACTTGATGGCGAGCTTCATGCGTCCGCGCCAAGTTGCGGAAGACAAATGGGGAGCTCCTATCGAGGAGCCCAGGTACTGGGTCGCCTGGGATTGTAAGGACCACATTCGTGAGCTGAACAACTACCGCTCGACTGAACCTGTTAAGGGTCGCAACGTCCCCGAGTTCGGCAACAGGGTCGAAGACCACACGATTGATGCAATGCGCTACGCCCTCCTTTGTCTATTCAAGATGGGCGCCGCTGGATCTCACCTGACGCCGGATATGGCTGCAGCAGCCCCTGTGGAGTTGACGCCGAAGGCGGCAGCGGTCCGGCGAGCGGCAGAAAACCAACATGCGTTCTCAGGCCTCATGGGTGCCGATGCCACAGGGGGCTTCTTCCAGATGGGCGGGGATAATGAGGTGGTGTTCTAGTGGACATGCGTGACCTGCCCCGTGTGAACTTGCAGGACTTGATTGATGGAGGCTACGAGCCAGTTATTGCACACCAGGGCGAAGACGCCTTCATTGTGATGGCGCCGCCTAGCGGGACGTCGGATGTACCTCTTCCTGGTATGGAGACTACTCCACGACAGACCTTCCGGAACCAGGAAGAGGTTGCACTCTACCAGCTCGCGCAAAGGGGAGATCCTCATGCAACACAGCAACTCGCGACCATCAGGCAGCAGGCGGGCCTCGAGCGTAGAGGTCGACGAGCGATCACAAGTCAGCCTGTTCCTGGTAGCACTCGTCCTGTACTCCCAGGATCTTCGACTTCACAGACTTCACCCGGCACTACAATCGGCCCTGCTGGAAGCGGTCTCCAGTTCCCTCCGCCACCTGATGAGCGCATTGGGTTTGGTGCCCAGTCAGGAACGATGCGTATCCACCCGCGCGTTGACCTCGCCCAGGGCGTCGGTGTGGGTATCGGAGCACCAGTCGCCGTCCTCGGTAATGAACTGGGAAGTGCAACTCCGTCGCCATTCACTTCGTGGATTCGGCGCGAGTACAACAAGGACCTATACGGCATAAAGGGCTTGCAGAAGTACGACCAGATGCGCAAGTCGGACGGTACGGTCCGTGGAACCATGCGGCTTGCCAAGACGCCTGTTCTGGCAGGTCAGTGGTCGATGAAGCCTGCTAGTCAATCCTCTAAGGATCAGACGATCGCCAACTTCATCTGGCAGAACCTGACGTCTTGGACTACCAGTTCGTGGCCGCAGACCTTGACCGAAGCGCTGCTGATGTTGGACTTCGGTTACTACATGTTCGAGAAGGTGTTCGCGAGGGGCGAGCAGATTACCAACGATCCCGACGCGCGAGGTAAGATTGTCTGGCAGAAGCTGGCGCCTAGGCATCCGATGGACGTCAAGGAGTGGTTCTTCGACTACGAGGGTGGTCCCTTGTCAGTCGATCTGTGGGCCCCTCCAGTGTACGTACCCGGCCTGCAGGGTGGCGTATTTCAGGGATTCCAACAGTGGGTCAACATACCGATCAACAAGTTGGTGGTCTTCAGCTTTGACAAGGAGGCTGGAAACATTGAGGGGATCAGCCTCCTCCGATCCGCTTACAAGCACTGGTACTACAAGGACAACCTCTACAAGATAGACGCGATCCAGAAGGAGCGTCATGGAATCGGTGTTCCTGTCATCCAGTTGCCGGCTGGATACTCGCCGCAGGATCTATCTCTTGCTGACGCTCTGGGCCGCAATCTACGAACCAACGACAGGGCTCACGTCGTACTACCCCCTAACTGGACACTCACCTTCGCTGAACTGAAGGGTCACCCTGTCGACTGCATCGCGTCGATCAACCACCACGACGAGCAGATCGAGAAGCAGATCCTCGGCCAGTTCCTGAATACGCACCAGAAGACCGACGAGCAGGACCAGACGCTGTTTCTCAAGGCGACCAGGTTTACTGCGGATATCGTTACGGATTCAATCAACTCGTATCTGATCCCGCAACTCGTCGAC